GGTACTAAACCGTAGTATTTCGTAAGTCTTACTTTATCGTCTTCATAACGAGTAAGTTCTTGGTCTGGCTCAATGTCAAAGTCTGGTGATGCTTCACCGACATGAACATCCTTGAATACACCCTTCTCCTGCATCTGCTCAACGTAGTGCATAGGAACAAACTCATCTATGGCTACGCCCATAGCTTCTTCCACAGAAGTAGCAACAGGGTCAATCAAGAAGTTCTGAGGCATGATAGGACGTAGCTTGCACGTAGTCTTCTCTACAATGTTTACGCCTACTGCCTGTAGCTCACCACCCATGATAGGCTGTGTGGCAGGAGCCATCTCTTTAACGTCCTCTAGGACTATCTCAGCTATGCCAGTACCGAACACAGCAGCATTGATTAGTGACTCAGCTACAGCTTTACGTACTTTGTGCTGTGCAAAGTCTTCGTGTAGCTGCTCACGTAGGTAAACTATGTCAGCCTTCTCAGGGTCATTGCGGTCATCTTTGATGTCGAACCACTTACCACGCCCAAAGGTAGCTTCTTCTATCTCTGCTACAGAAGATTCAACAGCTTGCTGTAGTGCAGGACTGATAATCCTTGAACGCTCTGAGTCTCTTGTACGGTCATCAGAAGACCAGATGCCACGCCATAGGCGGTAGTATTCGTCAAACTTCTCTGAGTAATTAGCATCAAAGTGGTCACGCCAGCCATCCAGCTTAGTCTCTAGCCAGCTTTCTAGCGTCTCAAGGAACATTTCTTTTTCTTTCATAAATTAGTATCCTGATACCACATCTATAAACTCGTACTCATCCTGTGGCATTTCACCTATGCCGTAGGCCACTTTAGCCAACTGGTCAATGTAAGACAGAGCATCCACTGTGTCGTCATGTACTAGGTCATTAGGGAACTGGAATAGCTCATCTAAAAACTTCATGTTCCACTCGCCTTTGTTTAGGCTAATGACTCCGTTCTCAAACCGTCCCTGTAAAGACCACATAATCCTGTCAGTCTTCTTTTTGTTACCATGAGACAGTTCGTCTACACGGAAAAATGTCTGGTACTTCCTCATCAAGTCGCTCAGAGGGGACATGACGGCTTGTCTAGCTATGCCCTTCTCTATCCCTACTGAGATAGGTTTATAGTCACGTACAGCCTGTAGTATCTTCTCAGCAGTAGTGTTTAAGTCCCATCTACCTGTGATGATGTTGGCAACCCACCACTCACCATCGTCTTGTACTTTAACTACAGCTATTGCTGTTGAGTCTAGCTTGGTGTTCTTTGTGCGTTTCTTACCAACTTCTTCAAAGCCAGCAAGGTCAACCGCTATGTAATACTCACCACCATCAGGCTCGTCTTCTTCATAGCGTACCCAGTCTTCCTTAAACATCTCAGAACCCATAGCCTCAAAGGAAGCCATAAATTCTTGTCTAAAAGCGTAAGACGACATAGAGCGTTTGGCTCTGTCTATCTCTGCTGGGTCTATGATGTTGTTGTCGTAGCTGGTGAAGTGCCATGACTTAAAGTCTTCGTCATCGCCTAACTCAGCGTACTTGAACAACTCATAGAAATGGTTACGCCCCATCGGTGTTCCAATGAACAAGGCAGAACCTTTCTGGTCAGCTAGGGCGGGACGTAGTATCTGCTCCCACACCTCTGGCTTCATATCAGCGTACTCGTCCATTACTAGAAACTTGAGTGAGACACCACGCATAGTTTCTGGACGGTCAGCACCCTTCAAAGATATAGTTGCTCCATTGACCAGCTTTATCTGAAGGTTATTGATATGACTACCTGCTATGACTGGATGTCCCAGTTCTAACAGTGTAGACCACATGATGTCACGAGCTTGTCCCTGTGTGGGGGCTACGTAAAAGACATGACCTCTTTCAGCTTGCAGTGCATTGATGATTAACATCCACGCAGCTAGGCGAGATTTACCTGTTCGTCTACCAGCAGCTATTACCTTGAATCTAGCGTTGTCGTTAAAGACCTTCTTCTGCCAGTCAAGTAGCTCAACATTTAAATCTGTCACAGCACCAGTATTAAGGTCACCACGACAGCGTAGGCAGTCAGCCCTATAGCTGTACCGCCAAGTGTTAGATTATTTACAGCAGAAAGCCTAAGACCTAAGTCTTCTGCTATGGCTTTTGCTTTAGCTATTACAGCATCCATTACATTTTTCCTTCTAAGTAGGACAATACAACCAACGATTTACCCCTAATCCGTATTAAGGTGAGAGATTGTTGGGAAGTTTCAATTAGTTGTAAGTCCAAATAACTGGTGTTGTAGTTCTCGTATCTACGTGGATAAACGTATCTGCTATGCCGATGCCTGTAAAGCCCATAGCCATAGCGTGTTTGACTATCGTATGCTTTCTATCTCCAGACAAGGCTTGAATGTCTGCTGCTATGCCCTGAGCATG